CGAGATAGCGTAGCGTCTCGTGGGCTCGGAGATGTGTATAAGAGACAGATCTGGTACTGCTGGTGCTGCCGGGGATGACTTACCCATATTGAACCCTCTTTGTGTATCGTTTACTTAAAAATCGGCAGTCATCACAATGTAGAGTATAAAAAATAATATCCCCGTTTGGTCTGCCATTCTTTACTCGCCCTTCTTCAGTAAATCCCATATTTTCCACTACTTTAACGCTTTGTTCGTTATCACTGCCTACCGGCACAATAATTTTCTCAACGTGGCAAATATTGTACGGATAATCAAATATTGCTGCTAAAAAAGCCGGTGTCATTTTTCCTTCTACAGCAAAATGACACCAAATAGTCTGATGGTTCCAATTCTCGTAAATTACGCCCGCTATAATCTCATCATTGCGCTTTAATCCTATTGCCGATGATCTGGCCTCAAAAAACCCAGCATCTAACCTTTTTGCAACCCAGTGGCCAATTTCTGGCCCTGATACTATATTCCAGCCCATCCGGTTTGATACACAATATCAGTTGATGCCCATTCAATTTGCAGTCCACTGCTAGCACTTTTTAGCTGAATAGATCCGCTATACCCAATGCCAGTAATACCTTGCCAATTATTGGTAATCTGTAACCCAGATCCCCAATTAGCGGAATCCCATTTGCCTGTGTCCCATAGCCCCACCGCGCTTGGCGATAAAGAAACAGAAGCTGCCGTATCCTCAACATCAAAATCAACATTCATACCCACATAAATAGCTGGTGCCCCGTTCGTAAAAATGCTCGGTCGTGCTCGTGTAAAGTATTTTTTTACGCCGCGACTATCAAAATAATTAAATGCCTGAAAGACATTAGTGCTGATGTTTGATGATCCATCGGCATAAGTTGAATTCCACGCTTTTACAACAACGCCATTACCACCGTAAAAAGGGTCATCTTTATATATTTCCCAACAATTAGCAGGCCAATTTTGGAATTGGCACCAGCTTGTAGTAATGGTGTTCATGGCGTATTGCTCTTGTTGGCCTTCTGCTACCGGCACGTTTATCCATACGGCATTGTTTTTTGCTGTATAGACAATCTGCCAACCCACCGCCGCGTGATCGCCGCCGTAAGCGGTAGTGGCCGCAGTAATTGCGCCTTGTATTTTATTTGACAATGCCACGCGAGGATCTAGGCGTGACGATTGCAAGCTCTGAGCCATCGGCATTAACCCGTCATAGGTCAGGATTAATAGATCACCACCCCATTTCAGCATAGCGCGAGTCCCGATAGGGCTGCCCAGTTTCCAAACCCCTGCTAGCGCCCAGGTAGCGTCACTGGCTGGATCCGTGCCCCGATAAACAATTACCTCGCCGTTACTGGTAATAAAAACAATATTGTCATCTACTCCGTAACCGGCATCGATCGTCCATGTGTCAAAATCAACCAAATGACCGCCGAATTTAGCAATAGCCGATAAATCCAATACTTGAGCTGCGCCACCGATTGAGCTGGTCGGCAAATACCATGCTTTTAAGGTATCTTTCTGAATAAACCACAAACGGTTTTTAAATAACGTAACATTATTAAGTGCTGTAGTGGTAACGCCAGTGATCGCCGGGGTTGATGAGGCATCAATAGATGTCCAGGTCGTTCCATCGTAAAGCAATGGCTTGTCGGTGCCGTTACAAGCATAAAGATAATTACCACCCGTGGTGGTGATGTTAATGTATTCCCAAATCGCGTTAGTGAGCCCAGACACGGCAGCAGATCCCACGGCCCCAGCGGTAGTAACATCATATATCTTTAGGTCTGGTGTTCCGACCACTGCGAACATTTTGGTAGAGGATCCACCGTTATAGACAAATAAAGACTGCACTTGCCCTGTCATGCCGGTAGCCCAGTTCGTGGATCCACCTCTTAAAACACAATTATTAACCGTTGGGAAAAAATTAATTAATTGAACCGCATCGAGAGGATCCATGTTAGCAATGGAATCCCGTGCATTCCAACCGCCTACCGGAGCAGGTATTGATGCAACCCTAGCCGCTGTGCCTTGGATTAACTGACTAATTTGGGCCATAACCCGAGTCCGGTATATTGTCGTAGCCAATCAAAACGGTGCCAGGTCGTGGTGCAAAGCTCAGATTAGCACTAGACATATCAAGCGCCATGGCAGCCTCTAATTCCTCGCGGTAGTTGCGATACATTGCTGTAGTGTCAAACCCTTTGGCCTCAAAATACTTAAGTTTTGTTGCCAATACCATTAGACGATCTGGGTATATTGTGGTGTCGGTATCAACCGTAAAACTGGTTTTTACCGTGCCATCTGCTGCTTCTGCCCACCCATTACTGCGATATTCAAGTCCGAGACTTTCTGCATTTGACATGCCTGGCCAGATTTGAAAATAATTACCCAACAAGCGCCAACGAATACGTGGGCCGGTGCTGATGTAGCCAGATAACAACCATTCCCATTGCTGTGCGTCTTCTGGGCCTAGCATTTCCCAATGCTTGGATTTGTCCCACATAGTGCGAGGCACTAATGCCTCGTAATCGCTTGGTAAACTGTATCGAATCTTTTGAAAATATGCGGTAGCATCCGTTCCGCCATCAGCAGCAAAATCTTGGTTTACTGTCACTTGGGTAGCACTGTCAACCGAAACAATATAAGTATTTTGGTTAATGCCGGTGCCTTGCACCTGGTAGGTTGTGTCTAGTCCGCTAGTGCTCGGGATTCCGGTAATAGTTCGCGCTGCCGTTGTCCAATTGCCGGTAGTCGTTAAATATTGAGTATAAAAGCCATATTGCTTGGTCATTGCTCGCCAATTATGCTTGCGTAGCAATTCGTAGCCGTTCGCATTCATTAACGCGAGGATCTGAGTAACATCCTGATTAGTATTGCCAGCAACGAAAACGGGCGTAGATACGCCCAATTCGTTAGTGACTTGCTGCACCAGCTGCAACATTGTGCTAGACATAATTACCCTCTTTTATGCTTCCGCTTCTTTTCGTGGTCGGCCAGGCTTGCGGTTTTCCATTAGCATGGCCATTTGTTCTTGCAATTGCTTTAATTGCGCTCGTGTTTCCTCTAGTTCTGTGTCGCTCTGCGATTTATTCTTGTTTGTTAGATATAATCGAGCTTTTTCACGTAATCCGGTTGCGCCCATGCCCACACGCTGCAATTGTGCGTCTGTGGCGGTAGCGATTTGTTCTACTGTTTGGAATTTAAGGATCTGGAGCTCTGCCATTTGATGTGAGTTAAATTCCTCAGAATCATCGGCATTCCACTGCGATAAAGGTGTTCCGATAGCCGATGCGTCGGTGCTTTGCATTTTCCAATATAGGTATTGTCTAGGGAACCGTTCTTTGTGATCTTCCCGAACCGGTTGATCTACAACATTGGTTTTATCACCTGGCACAATTATACGTATAAAGTCTCGTGGATTGGCTTTGTAATCGCCATCCGAATTTAAATAAAACTCAACATGCAAATGTGAATCTGCGTTATGAACATCGCTATCTAGAGCCATTTTTCGTTCTCCTGTGGGGATTATGTTTTAGTGCCGTTGATGCTATACCACTTAGAATTACTAACTGCAAAAAATATGCTTGTGTAATCTTTTGCAATAGATGCTGAAGTGGTTTGATTCACCGTTGTGGCGGTTTCGTACGGATATACCTTAATCGTGCTTGCGCCAGAATTGGCAATGTAGATAACCTCGCCCATTTGTGTGGGCGGGAGCTTTACACCAGTTCCAGCAGTTGCGGTATCAACTGAATTATAAATCTTGGTTAATTGCAACGCATCCGACCGGGTGGTTCCAGTAGCAGTCAGTCCATCGACCCCATCGCCACAAATGGCAACAGTCATCAATTGTGACGCACCGGCACCCATAACCAGTGATGGAATTGTCATTATGCACCAGCAATAGAGATCCAGGTCGTTGCTGACGTTGCAATAAATAAAACCCTAGTCGTTGCGGTTACAGAAAGACTAGTAGCTCCCGCGTTAATCGTGGATCCGGTAGCCGGGTATACGGTTAAGGTAGATGCACCGCCGTTATAAACGGCAACCATTGCACCGGCTTCGGTAGGGGGTAATTTAACACCCGTGGAGGCCGCAGTAGTGATAATTGAATTGTAGCAAGCTGATAATTGCAGTGCGTCCTTTGCACTGGATCCAGTAGCCACTAGTGCGGTTGCGGCATCACCACAAATACTGGTTGATGCTAGTGGGGAATTGCCAGAAGATAAAACTCTCGATGGAATTGCCATTTTAAAGCTCCTTTTTTACATAAAAAACTGCATTAATTGGGTCTACTGATGACCATAATATTTGATACTCTTGGAATTGGTCTTGCCACCATTGCATTGGCTTTACGCACAAATGTAGGTGCTGACCAATAAGCGCACCCATATTGTCATGTACTAACGATATTTGGAAAAATGCCGAATCCACACAATTCATTATATTTTTAATGACTTCCGAGACATTCTCAGGCGAGATATGCTCCATCACATCAGTACAATAGCCGACATCCCCAACTAGGGGGATAGGCTTTGTAAGATCAGCGATAAGCAGTGGGAAGGTCACATTCGAGTCCAGGCAATTGTTGCTGAAGTCGACCATCTGCATTGTGGCGCTGGTCAATTCGTGTATTTTCGCTGATCCTCGACCAGTTCCGCAACCAAAATCTATAACCTTATGATTTTTATTGATATTTGCTATTTTTACGAATGTTTCTGCTATGAGTTCGCCTGGCGATACATCACGATATGCAGGTATTGCCCACATTTTCTTGTATTTCTCGTCTTCTGCCATGGGAACAGAATTACTACGCATATCAGCGAGCACTTCTTTAATAAGCCCATCGCCATCCACCGTAATAATGCAGCCAAGGTCTATTAAATTATTGCATACTTGTGGGAATAGCTCGGCTTGTCTGGCCATGGTTAATGAGCTGGTAAACACTTTGCCGTTTACCGTTACCTTGCAAAGAATGTCGTTATCATTCATTTTTTGCTTGTAGGCATGGCCCATGGCGTTACGGTGCGAGCAGTCATACCCAAACAAATGTAGCTTGCGATAACCCATCGTATAAGCCAGGCACATAGTCGAAAGACCAACCGTAGTACCACCACCGATCATGGCGTATTCGCTATCGTGATTAGGCAAATACTTTTCTAATTCCTCGACTGCGGGGTGCCAAGTAGTAATATTGCTTACAGAATCAAATAACGTGGGATGGCATTGACTAGCAATTAAATACTCATCAGCTCTGCCCAACAGATCAATGTTACCGGCCCTAGCATCAAGAATTACCTGATATTCTGGGATTATATTATTCTTGTTCAAAAATTTAGCAGCGCCATTAAGTGCAAATATCTTTTGCCCTAATGCGTGTCTTTTACGGATTATATCGAGCTCGTCAGCAACAGAAGGCCCACCGCCAACAATGATTGCATGGCCATCGTGCGCTGGTATTTGCGATACCCACCGTTTGCAAGTCCTTGAGTTAATCTCAACATTGCCGAACAGCTCGGCATCGTCAGTATTGCAAATTATTTCTATATCCATGTATAAATGACAACGCCAGGCTTGTGACCTGGCGCTGTTTCCCCTTTTTAGGTTATACGACCTTGTAAATGCGGTCGATTCATCACTACGGTTACCGTAGTAGTTGCCGAGGCAACCGTTGCGGTATTGGCAGTGCGAGCACCTAAGATTTCCTTACCAGAGCTTGTAGCGCCCACTTTACCGACTGACTTAATGCCAAGTGCAACGGTGGCAGCAAAGTTAGAGGAAGTGGATTTGGACACAACAGCAGTGCCTTCAATCTGATACCAACCGAACAAACCGGCGGTACAGGCTGACATTGCAACAGCAACCGGTCGAGCCTGGTTGGATGTAACAGCGGCAAGAGTTGTTTGATACGTGGTGCCATCATAGGTCACTAAAGACCCGATGGCAGTGCTAGCAACGCCCACTAACAGGATAAACTCTCCCGCGCCGTAGGTTGGGTCAAAAGCACGTTCCACTTGCCCCAATACTGCCGGTGGCGTAGGAATAGCTGAAGTGCCGTTAGCCATTGTTACCCCAGAATCGGTATTAGCGATCTGGAGCAGTCCTGCTTTGTTGTCATCAAACGTATAAGCCATTATTGTTTCTCCTTAAGCGTACAACACGCCGCTAAACTGCGGGCCGGATGAGCACATATTGCCTGCCCAACCGATTAGTTTAACAATCGCGTCTTGGTTGACCGCTTGGCGTTCGCCACCAATTGGCACGAAGTTACGGTCTACGTGTGGTCTGAAGAATATGTATTTAGTATTCAAGAACCACATATGATTAGCAGTAGCGGCAGAACCGATACCACCGTCTAGCACAACATCAGATGCCATACCAGCGCCGTAGTATTTTAGCGAGGCAAAACCAGCACCGGCCGATGACGAGCCAGAATCAGAGATACGCTGAATTGACTGCAACGACTGCAAATATAAACGGTAGTAGTTATTATCGGCAACGATTAGATCAGGCTTATCCGTTCCACGAATTAACTGCACAGCGACCGAATCCATGTACTGCTGGATGTTCGAGGCTGTAACAGCAGATCCACCGTTCGTTACGCCAGAGTAAGCGTAGGAACGCCAGAACGAAAAGGTAGCACGGTTAATCCCGCCATACGTTCCGGTGCTTGGGCTATCAGGAACAGCAGCACCAAGTCCGGTGATGTTTTTACCTGAATTGCCGGTTCCGTCTAAATAAATATCGGATCCAATACGGTTAGCCAATTGAGCTTCGGCAACATTCATACGACCATCTAGCAGGTCGATGATTGCTTCTTTGCCAGAGTTCTGGATCATTTCTAAGCCAGAGATCGACACAGCAGCAGCGTATTGCGTAATGCTAAATTGTGCGGCACTGATTGGGCTGTTTTGTGAGACATTCAACACTTCATAACCAGAATAAGAATTCGTGTTATTAGTGGTGGAGTCGTTGTACATAACCTCTTGCAAAATGACGTTACCGCCACTAAAGGTTTTTACATTCCCACGTTCTTTTAAACGGCGAAGTAATGCATTGTTATTTGTTACGTTGTCGGCCAGCTCACCGCTACGACTTTGGATGTTTGTCGCAATGATGTCGCTGATCGAGCTATTGGCAAAAGCCATAATATAAGCTCCTTATTAAATTATCAGAGTCGGTCACTAATATTGTCGAATTGTTCGGCAAGTAATGATCGGCGATCTTGCGCTTTGGTAGTCGTAACAGCTCCGGGTGTGGAACCTTTAACGCTCACCGCTGCCGCCCTTGCCCTTTTAGCTGCGGTATTAGCCGCTGCTCTTTTTGACGTTTCGGCCTGGGCTTGTTTGCCTTGCTGAACAGCATCAAAAAGTTCTGGGTTTAGACGTATTGCTTTATCGTACGCATCAGGTAGATCGCTTGCCATTCCGCTTTGTAAAAGCTGAATCATGGCAGGTCGAGCTTCCTCAAAGTAATCCGCTTTTTCGCTAAAATTGTTTATTTCACTTAAAAGCGTTTGATTCTGTACTTGTTCTTGCTGTTGTTTCCAACCTAACACCTCGCCACGCACGTTGTTTAGTTCGTTTTGAAGTGCATAAATAGTAGGATCCGTTACCTGTTGTGGCAGGTTATTGGCTCCCATATCGTTTAAATTTACTCCATAAGATTGAGCAAGTCTACCAAAATATTGCTGTTTTTCCTGCGGAGTGCTGTATCTAAGGATATGGTCAGCTTCCATCAGGGCTTTAACCGCCTTGGGTGCATCAATGCCCAATCCTTGGATTGTGTTCATGTAAGGGTTTAAAACTTCCTGCATTTGGTCGGCAAATTGCGCTTTTGAGATTAGCGGCTCAACGCCTGCTTTCATCTCAGATTCACGTTGCCAAGCGTATTGCTTTAATTCATCGTCAGCTGTCTGCCAAACCTCGGGA